GTCTAAACAAACTTGCTAAAGATGGTTTTGGTGAGGGGTCTAGAAACAATGGATTATTTAATATCGCAGTTTATTTTAAACAATTTAATCCTGATAACTGGGAAGATGAAATCATAAAAGCAAATATAAAATATATGAATCCTCCATTAAGTAATAATGAGGTTCAACAATTAATTAAATCAATTAATAAAAAAGGTTATGACAAATACAGATGTAAGGATGCTCCTATTAATTCGGTATGTCAATCAGGACTATGTAGAACAAAAAAATTTGGTGTAGGATTTGGAGAAGAAGCAATGCCAACACTTGGTAATTTAACTAAGTATGCATCTAAACCACCACAGTGGTTTTTAGATGTAGGAGAAAACAGAATAGAATTAAAAACAGAACAGCTTTATATGCCAGGATTGTTTGCTTTAGCATGTCTAGATCAAGCTAATTTAGTTATACCAATTCCAAAACCAAAAGATTGGAAACAACATTTTTTAAAACCTATGATGAATAATTTACAAGAGATTGAACCATTAGAATCTTTAGATCCTATAAATGAAATTACTTCTTTGTTGCAAGATTGGACTACTAATAGACAATCAGCAAGAACAATGGATGATATCTTAAATAAACTTCCCTACACAGATGAAAAAAGAGAATTTACTTATTTTAGAAGAGAGGATTTTTATAGTTTTTGTAAAAAGAATAATTGGGAACATGATAAAATTAAAACAGGAAACTATCTTACACAGTTAGATTGTTTTGAAGAAGAGTTTAGACCTACAATTAAAAATCAACAACCCAGGGTTATTAAAATAAAAGCTATGAAGAAGGTTGAATCATCTGTTTCTAAAGTAAAATATCAAGAGGATCATTTTTAATGAAAACAATAATACTAGGACCTCCCGGAACAGGAAAAACAACAACATTATTAAATTTGGTAGATCAATTTATTCAACAAGGAGTAAGACCCAAGCAAATAGGTTATTTTTCTTTTACAAAAAAAGCAGCTAGAGAGGCAGCCAATCGTGCTTCTGAAAAATTTAAATTAGATTTAGAAACAGATTTATATAATTTTAGAACATTACATTCTTATGCATTTAGAAAATTAGGCATGAGTAAAGAAAAGATGATGAACCCTGATGATTATATAGAATTTGGACAAAAGTGTGGTATTCCAATTAAGACAGCAAGTTTTTCTGAGAGTGATGGAACTTTTAATTCTGATAATGAATACCTTACAATCATTAATACAGCGGTGGTAAAGAAAATGGATTTATTAGATTACTATGATTCTAGAAATAATACATTAGATATTGAGCGTAACACTTTATATTTAATTTCAGAAGAATTAAAAAGATTTAAACAAGAAAAACAATTAAAAGATTTTAATGATTTATTAGAACAATTTATATTAGAAGATATCAGTCCTAGTTTTGAAGTATTATTTATTGATGAAGCACAAGATTTATCTTTGTTGCAATGGGATATGGTTAGAACTTTATGGAAAAATTCTAAAAAAACTTATATTGCCGGAGATGACGACCAAGCTATATTTAAATGGGCAGGTGCAGATGTAGATCATTTCATAGCTTTAAAAGAAGAAGTAGATGATATTAGAACATTAGATCAATCTTATCGTATTCCTGGCGGACCTATTCATGAGCTATCTCAAAAAATTATTAACAAAGTACAAAATAGATTTAGTAAAGATTACAAACCAAGGCAAGAAATAGGAATATTAAAAAGATATTCAGATGTTACACAGGTAGATATGTCAAAAGGTAATTGGTTAGTATTATCATCAGCTAATTATTTCTTAGATGATGTCAAAGAATTATGTGAATTAAGAGGTTGGTATTATCAACACAAAGGACAAAACTCTATTTCCTTAAAGCTATTATTGGCTTTATATAATTGGGAATCTTGGAGAGAAGGATGTCATTTAAATACATTAGAAATAAAAAATATATATGAATATTTAGGTGCTAATGTATTAGAAGGATTTAGAAAAGGTAAGTTATTGCATTCTGAAACAAAGTATACATTAAAAGAATGTATGGATAAGTATGGATTAACAACAAATAAAGTTTGGTATGAATCGTTTGAGGGTTTAGATAACCTCACCGAAAACTACATTCGTAACATGAGGGCGAATGGAGAGAAGATAAATAAAAATCCTCGTATCATAATGTCAACTATACATGGAGCGAAAGGAGGAGAAGCAGATAAAGTTTTATTACTACAAGATTTAACTGGCAAAGCTTTAGAAACATTTAGTCAAGATCCAGATGAACTACATCGTTTATTTTATACTGGAACAACAAGAGCTAAATGTGAATTGCATATTGTAGATCCTAAAAATTTTGATCGTGCTTATTTAATATGACAACTAAAACAGATATGGAAAGAATATTTCCACTTACAAGACAAGAGGGTGGTGATCATTATAAAAAATATAAGATACAACCTTATGAGTTTATTTCATCTAACAACTTGTCTTTTTTTCAAGGAAATGTTATTAAATATGTGATTCGTTATAAAGATAAAAACGGAACAGAAGATTTAAAAAAAATAATTCATTACTGTGAATTAGAAATTAAGGAAATGAGAAAAGGTAAGAATGTATAGCCCTATACCTAAACAATTTGCATTTGCAATTTTAGTTACAATTGTTGTGTTATTGATCTACACCTCATGAGAAGTACACAAGTACCTTTATTTAGTCCCGATACTGAATGGGTTATGCCGGAAGAACTAAAAGATTTACGCGGACACAAAGAAATAGCTGTTGACTTAGAAACTTACGATCCGGAGTTGACAACACTTGGATCGGGGAACGTGGTTGGCCGTGGACATGTTGCTGGAATTGCATTGGCTGTTGAAGGTTGGGTTGGATATTATCCAATAGGTCATGAATTAGGTGGTAATTTAGATAAAAAATTAATTTTATCTTGGCTACAAAATATTTTTAATCAAGAAGAAACAACATTTATATTTCATAATGCTATGTATGATGTTTGTTGGTTAAGATCGATGGGTTTAAATATCAAAGGTAAAATAGTTGATACCATGATTGCAGCATCTTTAATTGATGAAAACAGAATGTCTTACCGATTAGATACTTTAGCGAAATTTTATGTAGGAATTGGTAAAGAAGAAAAAATTTTATTACAAGCTGCAAAAGATTATGGTATTGATGCAAAGAAAGATATGTGGAAATTACCCGCATTATTTGTAGGTCAATACGCAGAAGCAGATGCTAAGGCCACTTTAAAACTTTGGCAAAGATTAAATTTAGAATTACAAACTCAAGAACTAATAGATATATTTACATGTGAAACAAAATTATTCCCTTGTCTTGTTGATATGAGATTTAAAGGAGTAAGAGTTGATCTTGATAAAGCTGAAAAAATTAAAAAGAATTTGATAGAAAAAGAAATTAAAATTGTCAATAGAATCAAAGAGTTAACTGACATGAATGTAGAAATACATGCAGCTAGATCAATTGCAAAAGCATTTGATAAATTAAAATTACCATACGACAGAACAGAAAAAACTGGAGAACCAAGTTTTACAAAAAATTTTTTACAAAATCATCCTCATGAATTAGCTAGATCAATTGCTGATGCAAGAGAAATAAATAAAGCGCATACTACATTTATAGATTCTATTACAAAACATGCAGTCAAAGGAAGAATACATGCTGATATAAATCAAATCAGGTCAGATGATGGTGGAACTGTTACCGGAAGATTTTCAATGTCTAATCCAAACCTACAACAAATTCCTGCAAGACACCCTGAGTTAGGACCTCTAATAAGATCTATATTTATTCCAGAAGAAAAACACGTATGGGGTTCATTTGATTATTCACAACAAGAACCTAGAATATTAGTACACTATGCAAAATTACAAAATTTAGAAGGTGTTGATGAAATTGTAGAAGCTTATACTAAAGGAGATGCGGACTTTCATCAAGTTGTTGCCGATATGGCAGGTATAGAACGTAAACAAGCTAAAACAATTAATTTAGGTTTGATGTATGGAATGGGTAAAAATAAATTAATGGCTGAATTAGGATTAATGAAAGATTCAGCTGAGAAATTAATTAAACAATATCATACCAAGGCACCCTTTGTTAAAAAATTAATGGATAATGTAACTAGAAAAGCAGAAAACTATGGAAAGATTAGAACATTAGGTGGTAGATTATGTCATTTTGATTTATGGCAACCTGTGCAATTTGGAGTTTTTAAACCATTACCTTTAGAACAAGCAAGAAAAGAATATGATGAACCTTTAAAGCGAGCATTTACTTACAAAGCTTTAAACAAACTAATTCAAGGTTCAGCAGCAGATATGACTAAAAAATCTATGGTAGCTTTATATGAAAATGGTATAATTCCTCACATACAACTTCATGATGAAGTAGACATTTCTGTTTTATCTGATAAACAAGCAGAACAGATAATAGAAATTATGGAATCTGCTGTGACGTTAAAAATACCAAACAAAGTAGATTACGAGAAAGGTATGAGTTGGGGAGACATTAAATAATGTCTTATTTAAATGCAAACATACCACCTATATACTGTAAAATAAGGAGAGAATATTTATATGACTTACGAAAACATCATGGCGAAACTGAAGATTGTGTGGT